CGAGCGTCCAGATACCAGAAGCTGCCGTGGTTGTTGGCGCTACTGGGGACTTCGTGATAAACCCGCCGGGGTACTTTGTACTCATGTTTTACCTTTAAGCGATTGCCAAGAAGATGTATGTTCCGCCGTTTGCGTTGATGCCTGCGGGTGCTGCTGCTGTTACTTGAAACCCAACGCTTGTTGTGTCAACATAGTTAGTGCCCGTGACTTCAGCGTTGTATGTATTCAAAGTAAGGTACGGATCACTGGACGAAGAAATACCCCTTGCCGAGTCATATATGTACCAATCACCAGTTGAGTCAGAGCGTTTAATTAGAACAAACCGTGCGCCACCTGAAAAACCGCAGTTAATAGTTTGCAAAGCCCCAGTGCCTGTGTAGCTTCCTACTTTGGAAACACCAGCAAGTGTGGCAAAAAGATAGGCAACGTTTGTTGATCCGTTAGTGTTAATGTTTGTTGATGCGCCTATAGTAAAAACAGTACTTGTAGGCGCTGTTGAGTTCCACAGCGTTGTGTTACCTGTTACTACTGCATCGGTTGTACTTAATTCAAAGTAGCTTGTTGACGCGCTTGCAAGTGGTGCGGCATAAACAGCCCAAATACTAGAAGCATCACGCCTTTTGACAATCATCAACTCAGGCGCTACACCCAAGTTATGGTTAAAGTTAGTTGGAGTCCCCGTCCCTGTATAGCAAACCACATCATGGTAGCCGGGAGCGCGTTTAAACATCCAAGCGCCGCTGCCATACACGCCGCTAAATGCTGTCATGGAATCCCATGCGCCAGTTCGTCCTGTATTTGTTGAACGGTTGTTTGGTGGCTGCAAACCCCCTTTACCAGTCAATCGGGTAAAAGTTTCTGCGTATGCGTTTGTGCCATCGTTATATCCCGGCAGGTAAAACAACCAAGCGGAGTCCGGAGTGAATGTAGCAGTATGAGTAGAACCGTCCACAAATGCTGGTGTAAAAACGCTTGCGCCTGTAGTTGGTATAGCCATTGGCCCCTTGCGAATAGCAATGTAGATGTAGGTTGCAGACGTTGCAAATGGCGATGATGTTGTAAACCCTGTTGCTGTTGGAACAAAATTAGTTGCAGTAATTGTGCCTTCTGAATCGGACGTATCTGGAAGCAAATATTTTTGCGCGGTAAATGACCAGCTTCGCAAAGTGTCGTAAATGCCCCATGAGTTAGTTGCGTTGCTTTGTTTGGTCAAAATCCATTGAGGTTCGTAACCAAGATTAACTGTTGCGTTTCCGCCGCCATCGGTCGTAAATGACCCACATGAAATTACATTATCTGTGCTATTTAGGCCAAAACCTCCCGCGTCGTGAGCAAAGACATAAGCAACAAAATTGTAGCCAGTGCCGTTTGTGCCGTTTCCATTACCAACAGTAAACACCGAAGATGTGGGGTCTGTGTTAGCCCAATATTCATAACCTGTTGAGGATGCAAAATCACGATTCAAAAAAGTGACATAAGTTCCGCCCAATGAACGATGGTAAACACACCAACTTGTCAGAGCATCTAAGTTTTTTACAATAATGCAACCGGGAACCGATCCAAGGTTGTGCGGAATGTTTTGAGCAGAACCCGTGCCAGTCCAAGTAACAATATCAAAAAATTTGGCTTGCTTTCGAAATGTCCATGAAGCAAAATTGTTTGATGCAGCGTTGTATGCGGTACCCGTACCAACAGAAAAGCCAGTTGAAGTAAACCCAGTAACACCTATCCCACTGGACAAAGTAACTGAGCCATCTGTTAAGTTTGTTGATAAACGTTTGGTATTTCCCCGCACAGTATCATGCACGGGACTTAAGCCGGTGTCAGTACTTCTGTTTCGAACCCAAACCATTCCGCCATTACCAGATAAGTTAATTCCGTTTGTAATGGTTTGGGTAGCGCCATTCCCCTCGTAAAGCCACGTTGAAAAAACATCTTCAATATAGTAAAAAGGGCCGTTCACAGGCCACAGTCCAGCCGCAGTTGCCTGCATCTGTTGTTCTAATGTCCAAGTACCAGACGCACCTGCTCCTGCTGCAAGCGTTGGTGGAGTTGCGGAGATAACCCCGCCTTTGTAGCGATTGGACATGAACTAGACCCCTAAATTATGAAATCACTTCGTATGAGATGCTGTATGTGATGCCGCTGGCTGTACCAGAAGTCACAACAATTGATGTGCCTTCCATCAAATACAAAGCCGTGGTTTTATCAGTCACGATCAACGAAGCATCAGCAGGGACAGACACTGTAGAGACGATTGGGTAAGCTGTACCGCCTGATGGAGCAGAGCCTTGAGCCACAGCACCGTTAGTGTAGATAGACACTGTAGCGTCCACAGCCGAAGAGCCGTTCACGTTAGCTGCAACGATCTGGTTGATCTTAAATACCTGACCGCTAGACGCTGCGTTAGGAACCAGCACCAAAGCAGATGTGCCGCCCGGTGTCAGGTATGTGGTTGTGCCGGAGGCTGTGGTCGCGGCTAAGAGATTTGGGTTGGCCATGTTAGCTCCTTAGATGCTAAAAATCATTGAAATCATTGTAGCCTTGGCTTGAGATACGCCAGAAGCTGCGGGGGCGGCTGATGTCCATGTCGTACCGTCAGACACCAAAACATTACCAGTTGTGCCGGGGGCTACTACTTGGAAAGCAGAAGTGCCATTGCCCAGCAATACATTGTTAGCCGTGAATGTAGCAGCGCCTGTACCGCCAGAACCAACTGCCACTGGAGTTGTTGCGGACAGAGTTGTAAACGCGCCAGATGCTGGGGTTGTAGCACCCACCGTGCCGTTCAAAGCACCGCCAAACTTAGTGGCTGATAGCGTAGTGCCGTCCCATGTCAGGGCTGAAGAAGCACCGAACGCACCAGCGTTGTTAAACTGAATCTGTGTATTGGAGCCAGCGGCAGAACCCCCGCCCACGCTTACGAAATCTGATCCGTTCCACGCAATAATTGAACGGCCGCCAGCAGGGACTGTTACGCCCGTTGTAGGGCTTGATGGGCCACCGCGCACCGTGATTGCATAGCCGCCAGTTGTGTCATTGATGACAACGTAGGTCTTGCTTTGCTTTGGAGCATTGATGTTACGAGCCGCTGAACGTGAGCCTGTGCACAGGATAACTGCGTATTGAGAGCTTGTGGATGTCAGGCCCGTGCTGGCGTATGTACCAACAGTAACCGACAGATCAACATCAGCGTCAGTAGTGATGTTCTGTGTACCAGCTACCGCAGCATCAACAATCTCAGAAATGGCGTTGTTGACCGCTCCGCCCCATTGTCCGGACAATGTTCCGGTGGCCGGGAGGAGAAGGCCGATTAGCGATGTATTTGCCATTTATTGCTCCTACTGTGTAGAAATTTGTGTCCAACCGGGTGATTCCGTATTACTCACAGCCGTCCAACCCGGTGTTTGTGGATTGCTGATATTCTGCCAGTTTGCGACCTCTGTGTCATCAATAATTTCCCACAAATATCGCCCACCGTTTGTATCCGTAATTGTCGCCGTTTCTGTCCGGCTTACTGGGTAGTTTGCACCACCAGTATTTGTGTCCGTAATTGTGGCAGTTTCAGTTAAGAATTCTCTGTAATACGTTCCAGCCAATTCACTGTCTGCAATAGCCATCGTCTCGTTGATGGTCATAATCAGCACAGCCACCTGTGCTTCTGCTATTGCAATCGACTCAGAAATACTGGCTACAAACGCTACAACTGCTGACTCTACATCCGCAATACTGACCGACTCAGAAACGCTCTCGTTGTAACTTGTCTGCGCTGCCTCTGCATCCACGATTGTCTGACTGTCTGACGCACTGACGTTGTAACTTGTGATGGCCGCATTGGTATCTGCAATTGCCGCAGTCTCCGTAATAGAAGCCGCAAAACCAGCAACAGCAGACTCAGTATCAGCAATAGCGGCGGACTCACTGACCGCCACATTCATTGTTAGGACTACACTCTGGCTATCCTGAATACCGGATGTGCCGCCCCAACCACCAAATCCCCAAGTGTCTGCGCCCCACGCAGTACCATTTGTCAGCGACTCAGTAACGCTGACATCAATCAGCAAACCAGCCGCAGGAGTATCGGCAAGGAGCGCAGTCTCGGTAACGCTGACGGGAAAGGTTTCTCCCCCGCCCCAAGCGTTATCACTCCAAGCGTCATCACCCCAAGCTAACGCCATATCAAGTCAATGTCAGTGTGTATGTAACCGCAATTGTGTCGCCGTTAACAACAGCTTTAGAACTAGAGAAATCACCAGCAGAGAACAATGTACCAGTCGTTGAATCTTTAGTTGCGCTACCACCGATATTGATGAAGCAGCCTGCCACTGTACCTGTGCTGGTCATAGAGAATGACACGGCAGAAGATGTAGCCTTGCTACCAGCAGCGGCAGAACTAAACGAAGGTGTAGGACGATTGCCAGAATACGCGGGAGCGTTAGTGCCGCCCACTTCATTCCATGTTGCGTGAGATGCTTGGGTATCGGCAGCGGATGCTGTACCCGTACCCTTCAAGCCCATCACAACTGCGCCAGCGGCTGAGTTGCCAAGGATAGTATCCAAAGTCAAGTTCTGGCCAACAGTTGTTACCAAGTTCTCAATAGGTGCTTCCCATTTAACTTGACCATCAGCGCCGTAGCAAACTGCGTGGTAGTAACCATTGATTGCCAAGCTGTCGGCGGGCATGGTGTTGTATTTGGTTGTTGCTGCTACGTTGTCTGTAGCGGTCAGTTTGTCCAAGCTCATGTGAGGCTCCTTAAATAGAAGAACGGATCAATGCTGCTGTCGCCGTGTTAGCAGGCATCGTGATGGTGAAATTGGTGGAGGTTTTGTCAGACCCAAAGTCCAACACAGCTATGGATTTATTGCTCTGGCTTGAGTTGTAAATCAAAGCACAACGAGCCGTCACAGAGGCGTTAAACACCACATCTGCAAAGTCCACATAAGCTGTGAACCCAGATGAGTTAATTGTGATGCCGGTCAGCGTTACGCCGCCCGCTGTGTAACTACCCCCAGTTACTTCGCCAGATGTGGTGTAAACGGTTGTAGCCTCGTTTAGGTCTGCATTGGCCGTGTACAGAGCGATCTTGAGCGTGTCCGTCGTGAGATCGTGAATGCCTTGATACAGCTCTTTTTTGAAGCTGGTGGTTTGGGTTTGTAAGATGTAACTCATGCAAATTCCCCAAAGGTATTTGATTTGCGTCTATTTTCGCTCATCGGTATTACACGCAAATTCCAAGGCGTATGCAGGCCCGAAGCTTTTTTGCCACGCAAGGGGACAATGTGGTCAACCTCCCAAGGGGTGTCAAACATTTTTGTACGCATTTGTGCAAGGTCATACGCCTCTTGAATCATCCACAGGAAGTCAGGATTATGCGTTACAAAACTTGGCGTTGCTTGTGTTTTTGCTGCGTAACGTCTTGCAGTTCTGGCATTTACAGACGCTTTGTTTCGCTTAGCCCAAGCATTACATTTTTTGTTGTGCTTGTCACGGTTTTGGTCTACCCACTCCGATACACGCTCCAGAACACGTTCTTTATTTTGAACGTAGTACTGTTTGGTTCTAGCAATAGCGCATGCTTTGCACGTACTGGTGCAGCCGTCTTTTTTGGACGAGTCTTTGTGAAAATCAGTCAAGACTTTTTCGTGTTTGCAAGCGCTACACTGTTTCATTTTAGGATACCGCCACTCGTACTTGACCATCCCTGTAGGCATCGGCTCTTTGTTTGCCGTCGCCAAGATTTTTAAGCAGCGCAATTGCTTGTACATAGCGCTCTTGATAAAGCTTATACATCCCATCTTCGGGAGCGCTTTTCATATACGTGCCAGCTTCACACAGAGTGCCATACAAAAGTGCTGAGTCAAAGTTGTCACCCAACCACGATGTATTGGCGGTCACAATAGATTCAGGAATGTAGAAATAGTGC